TTCATACTGTTGAGTAGTTGTATTGAAACGAATTGCTCCATCAGCAGCCAAAGTTGTTGGTCTGCCAGAGCTAGTTCCTGCTGGAATTATAATAGCAGAATTTGAATTTATTTTTACAACTCTGTTTATTGCGGGCGTAATTGATACATCATTTCCTCCAAGAGATCTAATATCAGCACCTACAACATTAAAAATATCATTTACATTTAATTTATCTGTTGTCTTTATTTCTCCAGCAGTGTCAATTTTTCCAGTTGCTGATGTAATAGTTAATTTTGATCCTACTTGTAGAGATTGAGTAGATAATACAATATTTGACGTTGTTCCAGATTCTAATTGTAAATCGGTAGTATTTTTTAGTAATGGTGTAGTTACACTTGTGGAAGAAGTTATAGTTGGTATTGTAGCCGTATTTACTGATAGACTAGCACCAGTTATTTGAGTTCCAATAATATCCGATACCGTCAGTGCTCCAGTAGTAACACTTGCGGAAAGCATATTAGTAGTATTAATACTATCTACTAGAATCCCTGCTCCAGATCCAAATACTTTTGGATTGATTTGATTTACCGTTATTACTGCTTCATATCCAGGACCACCAGACATATTACTATGTTGATCACAATAATAGTATAAAGTTGCTGGAGTGTCTATACTTGGACGGACAGTAAGACTACTATTTCCATAGGTTACCTCAGTTCCATTATATTGAGCTCCAGTAAAAATAGTTGTAGCTGCTCCGCCACTTGTCGGGAAATTTGATATTGTTACTGTATTTGCAGTTACAGATACGACAGTGGTATTTGCTGCATATGAAGAAAGTTCACTAGTAACAGTGCTATCTTTTTCTACGATCATTCCTGGTAATATACCAGTAGTATTTGCAATACTTAATATCTTGCTTCCAGTTGATATTGTTATTGCCCCAACATTTTTAGTATTCCATTTTCCCCTTGGATGTGTACTAAGTCTTAGAGGATGACTGCCAGGATGATCAAGTACATATGTATTATCTTTTAGTATAGTAAAACTTGGATATAATTGAGGACCATTCCCATTATTAAAATCTATAGTATATTTGTTTTCATTAGTTGAAGTGTCAACAGTATATGATCCAGTTGTATGTCCAGAAGAAACACTTCCTGATGTTCCAGATAAAATAACAGTTATATTGACAATGTTTGTTCCACTTGTAACTTTTTCTATGCAAGTAAATGTACTATCTGTACTAGTAGGACCAGTTGAAGTGAATACATAATTATTTCCAACAGTAAAATATGACGATGGTACTGTAGTAGTAAAAGTAAGTACAATAGCTTCTTTTGTTGAAACAGTATAAGGTATTGGTTTTGTTAGTGAAAGATTATTTACTAATAATATATTACCTTGTTCATATCCATTACCAACCGAATTTATAGCAACTTGTGTTACAATGCCTACTTTGTTAATTGTATAACTATACCCAGAACCAGAACCCCAAGGGACAGCAAAGTTGTATACAGCGTTTCCATTTGCAGATGCTTGACCATTAGTTTGTATTGTTGTAGCATCGATAATATTAGATATAACAAGTGGTAATGGATTACCACCTAGGTCGTTTGGTGGAACTAAAGTTGGAGTTCCACTAACTTTAGTCAATACCATTCCAACAAAAAATCCAGTGGTTGAAGCTACTGTTATTGTGTTCTGATTTTCTTGGGCAGTTATTGTTATATTATTTTTTGCTGGCGGAAGAACTAATGTATCGCCAACCAGATATCCAGTTCCATATGTGGTTATCTCTGTTGAAGAAAATCCTCCACCAGAAAAATTTAAGCTTGCAATTGCTCCAGAACCACTTCCTCCAGATAAAGGAATTTCAGTAAATTGTTGGGATCCACCAGTGCCACCACCAATACCGCCACCACCGCTAGAAGGATATGTATATCCAGATCCAGCAGTTGTTGCTCCAGAATATGCAGAAACTGTAATGTCTAAAGTTGCTCCAGCACCAGAACCTTTTAGTGCTGGAATATTTGTATATGTTCCTGGGTCATAATTCTGTCCTTCTCCCTGAATTGATACCGCAGAAATTTGTTTTTTCTGTATTATAAAATCTCTAAAGAAATAACTTCCAGTTTCATTATATTGAAATATTTTCTTTGCTCCACTAACAAATCCTAAAGTTTTTTGATCTGTTTTGAATAAACCTAATTCTGAATCTGATACAAATGATAAAGAAGGAAAATCTACAGATCCATTGCCAAGTTTTAAATTGCCAGTAGAGAGATCACTACCACCAGCAGTAATATTAAAAAGAGTAGTTCCTAACTGATTGATCTTCTGCCTTTGCTGTTCAAAGGTATCAGTTCTAGCTACTTGAATTGCTGGCATTTTTGATTAACTCTCTAAGTAAAGTTTTGATCTCAGAAACTTCATTCTTCAACATATTTATATCTTCTAATGCGGAACCGAGGTGTTTTGATTTACGTCTTGCCTCAATAGCGGAATCATCTAAATTCAAGATAGCACCTGTAGTTTCATCTCTCACAAGACCATCATGCCCAGCAACTTTGATATAATCCATATGCGGAAATTAGAAAGATGCTACAGCACGAATATCTTGGATCTTGGGCACATAGGCAGGATCAACAGACTTCATTACAATCTTGACAGCAAATGATGAAAATTCTGGTAGATTAGAAACACTATACTTGAATTCTTGATATGAAGATTGTTTCTCTGTGGTAGCAGAAATTGTATTTTCGCTACTTGCTATTTCTAAAGTGTCTGGACTTCCTAATGTATTGAAGTAGATCCAATCAATGTCTTCAAAGTTTTCTTGACTTGATGCTTTTTTAAATCTGTATAGAACTTGAATATTCGAAATATCTTTAATATTAGCAGTTAAACGAACATCAATAGAAGTTGCTGGATTATTAATACTAACTTCTTTAGTTACATACTTAGCAATTGAAGAACTATTCTTTGATGTATCGTCGGAAACAAAATCAATACCATTATCATACTTAACTTTACCGACTTGTAAGAAAGAAGCCTCATCATTTGCTTGATTAGGATACTTAACAATATCTCCAACTCTAAAAATATCAGCAGCTTGAGAAGTTACTACTGAATTTCTATTATAATTAGGATTGTCAATAATTCTTCCAGTAAAATCATTATTGATTGGTTGTGCGTCGTTTCTTACAAAAAGTTCTTGAGTTTTATTATTCCATAAAACCGTTTTTCCAGTGATAATGTTGTCATAAGTCTGTAAGATATTGGATGGATTTCTTGCTACAATTGTTGAAGAATCTGGAATTGTTGCAAAAATTTGATTTGGATTTGAATCAATAACTACAGCAGTTAATGCTGGTTGATTTCCTAGTTCTACTCCTTCTCCTTTTTGGAAAAATTGAGATGTGGATACTCGAACCCAAACATTTGAACCACTAATTTTGGCAATAGTTCCAGTAGCTTTGGTTGATTTACCTTTAATTGTTTGGTTAGATTGAATAGCAGTAGTACCATTTCCAGTTAATTGGAATTGATATACTGGATAAAACTCGATGATTTGATCTCTTCTTCCAAAACGATCTTCCTGTCCAGAAGCATATTCAATTCTATTAGTAGAGAGTTTTACACAAGCACTTGAGAGATCAATAAGAGGAGACAAATAATCCTTAGTTGATGATAATTGTAATTTATATGTTAGTGATCTTGTGAGATTATTCAAAGTTTCATTAATTCTTGAAGTTATTACTTTTTGATTTGTAAAATAATGAGTTTCATTGAGGAAAGTTTTTTCATAATCAGACGTTTGTGAATATGACACATAGTTTGTTGTAGAAGAATCTACTGGAATAATATTTGTAGTTTTGACAGAACTTTCTAATTTTGTCCCAGTTAAAGACAAGTAATGGATTTGTGGGTAAAGAATTTCAAATTTTCTATTATAAGATGCATATACACCAGATCCACCTCCAAATGAATTTGCTGATGCGTTTGCAATAGAAATAATATTATAGGTGTCTATTCCAGAATTACTTATCTGGAATAATGTATTGTTTAGAATATCAGCGGTTACTCCTGCTGTCTCTAAAGCTGATCTAAAGAAGACATAAGATTTACCAGAAGTTTCAAATCCATGATTTTTATGAGTTACTTTTACAATGCTATTATTATTTTTGAATAACTTAGAAGTTGCGTTTGTATTAGAACTTGCATTAGTCTCAAATGGATTAGAATCTAGTTTTTCATATCCTAGATTATTATTTGTTATTAGTAACTCTGCCGTTCTGGATATATCAAACTTGGCACGATATAATTTGAACTTTAAATCTTCAAATAAATCTTCAGTCCAGTTATCAACATTTTGTGATCTATAAACTGATCCAAGAGAAGGTTGTGTAGTGATTACTGTGCTAGTAGCAATATCAATTTCACCAAGTTTTGATGCCCAAACTTGATAATCAACAGAATCTGTTTCTACTACTAGAGCATACTCAGTGTCATTTTGTAGATAAACTGGATAATCAAATGCAAAATTTGTTGGCACTGTTGATTTAGTAACACCATCTACATCTATGGCGACACCCATCACAACTGCTGGAGTATCAATCTCAATAAACGTTTCTATCTCGCAACCACCAGCACCATTGCCAACACCCTTCACAACAACTGATGGTGGTTCTGTATATCCAAATCCTGGAAGAGAAATTTCAGCGTTGTATATTTTTCCACCAGAAACTTCAATACGAGCAGTTGCTACAGCTCCACCAGGAAGTTGTGGACTTTCAACAGTAAGAATAGCACTGGTATAATTTTGACCAGTTGTTTTTACTTTAATATCAGATAGTTTACCACTATTTTTTGCAATTGTCAGTTTTAGATTTGTCCCATTAGTGGCATTAGCTAATGTAACGGAAGGAATGTTAAGATCCTCGTTTTCTTTGAATGATTTTCCATTATGATTACTCAGAACAAGAGTATAAACTTGTTCATTAGTAAGAGAAAAAGTATTGGATGTCGATGCAATAACTTCTACACCATTCTTATCAATTAATTTTAAAATTGGTCCGCTTGCTGAAGAGCTTGCTCCCGTAACATTTTCTCCTTTTGTAATAGTTACATTACCATTTGCATAACACTTCAAGAAAGTATTAGGATTAAGAACTTTTTCAGATCCAGGAACAATATTTTTTCCAGGTTTTCCAGAGATAACATCACTAATATAAACTTTAATTGGAACATTGGTGCTCTTACTAGAGAAGAATAAATCAAGACCAGTAGTAAATAATCCACCGCTGTAATTTTCAATTTTAAATGTTTGAGCAAGAGGATTTGGTCTAAGTGGATTTGCTGTATTATTATCAATTATTTGAACACCCTCATTTGATTTAAAATATGCTGGTTTTGTTGAGACGATGCTAGATGGATTTTCTGGAAGAATACCAGTTGCATAAAACTTAACCTCTGCATACGTGCTAGCACTATCTTTATCTTTTTCTGAATATGTTGAACTAGATGTAAATCTAAATGTTAATACTCCTGTTGTAACTCTAACTTCCTTACCAGTTGTATCATAATCAATCGTATCGATATCTCCAGTCCAAGTTGCATTTTCTCTTGGTGGAACACCAGCAGGAATTAAAACAATACCACTAGCATTTCCGTTTTCGTCAGTAATAACCTTTCCATTAAATGCTGATGAAGAATTTCCTGCTACACCAGTAAATCTTAAATCTGGATTAACCCAGCGATTTATATCTCTTCCTTCCAGAAAAACATTTACAACAGTATTTGGCTTAAGTCTTCTAATAACATATTTTACTGCTACACTTCTAGCAAAAAATGATAGCGCGGATGAAACAATATTACCTTTTACAGACTTTGTTTGAACACCTTTTGCTATATCATTATTTTGTGGACTAATATTAGACGAACTTGATATAGAAGCAGAGGTAACAGAAGCATTTGCTTGTTGACTATTAACTTCTCCAAGTGAATTAATTGATGTAAATGCTGGTGATGTTCCAACCCAATTAATAACAAATGAATTGTATAGACTTGAAAAACTTTCTTTGGAATTTGTTTTTGCTAAAAATATATTGAAGAGACTTGTATTTGTATCAACAACAATTGGATTTATAGTTTGATCGTACCAATGATCGATACTTGGAATAATCTCTGCGTCTCCAACATATTGAATAACAACAAATGGATTTGGATTGATAGTTTTGAAGGCAAACGAATTTCCTAGTAATGGAAGACTAGAATATGGAAGTGTTATAATATTTCCAGATTTTTGATAACCAGATACAGATCTTTGATCTTGTCTTGTATTAACTTCTTTTAGGGTAATAGAATCTTCTTTGGATTGAGATCTCAGAACAGATTGTTGCGTATCAACAGAACATTGATAATCAAGAGATGCTAAATTGCCAACCTTGTGAGACTCAAAATTATCAACAAAGAAACCACTCTTAAATCTGTCCAATCCAATTTCATCTTTAACTTGCATGTTAAGAGCTTGTTGCTCAAGAATACTGAGAGTTGTATAATACTCCAAACGTTCAATGCGTTTTTCAAGTTTACCAATATCTCTCATTGTATATCTACGATTATCTACAGGAGTAATCCTTACATCTTTACCAGTTTTTGTATATGCTGGAACGTAAATATAAAATAGAGGAATACTATCATCAATAGTATCTGGTTTTGACGGGTTGAGAGAAGAGTTGCCTTCTTTTACAAAAAATTCTCCTTTTTTATTCAAGAATACTCCATCAATACGATCTAAGTATTGAACTTGACTAAACGAAAATGTATATTCTAAGTTTGGATCTGGAGCAGGAGTTGATGCAACAACAGCACCAGATCCAGAGAATTTTCCAGTTGTAATCGCCAAGGATGCGGTATCTTGGAAACCAGCAATAATTGCAGAATTATCAACCTTTGGTCTAAAATCTAATACATTTTTCAGTTCAATATTTCCAAGAACTGATGAATTAAAGGAAGGAATTTCATCTTCAGTAACTCCATCTTCATGCAAGTAACTATCTACAGTACAGAAGTCTCCTTGAGAATGCTCGAAATAATCAAATGCAATCAATAACTGACCAATCGTTGGCTCAAATCCTGGTTTTAAAACAATTCTTGATACATCATAAACGGTATCTCTTTGACCATCATCAAAAGTAAATCTTGAAGATACATCAGTTCCAGATACTAAATTACCAGCAGTATCTACTTCTGGTGGTTGAGTAGTTGTCCCTTCATAAACGTATCTTAATTTGTAGGCATCTGAATATGATAAAATATCAATTACCTCATCATCAGCATCTTTTCCTCTAAATGGGATAACTCTATCTCCAGCAGAAGCAACAATAATTCTTTTGTTAGTAACAGATGTCTTAAGTCTTGGTTTTGCGTTACTTACTTCTAGAGTTGCCGTTAATTTTAACTTAGGGAATGTTCCGTTTGTTGGGATGGTTCCAAAATACGTTGATGGTAATTGTAGAGTAATACTTCCTGAGGTTAATCCACTAGCACTATCAGTAGATGATGATATTTGAACAGCATCTGGATTGACATAAATGATATCACCTGTTTGAATATTTGGAGCAGAACCAGGATTTAGAATAGTAATTACAAAATTACTTTCTGTAAATGTTGCAAATCTTTGTGTTCCAAATGGAAGCTGTGCAGCAAATGTAATTGTTCCACCACTAGCAGAAGCTACGGTTACAAAGTCTCTGCGGAAGTAATATTTGATTTTAGTATCACTTCCTCCAGCAGAAATTTTTTCTACTTGCTTACTACCAGTTGAGTAAAGTAAAGTTCCCGAATTTGGATTTTCAAGTCTTGGTCTTAGACGAACAATACTGGTGTTATCAACATTTCCTGGAAGAACTGTGTCCAAATAAATTCTTGTTTTTGCTGATCCAAATGGTTTCGTGGCATATTGGACAATACTTCTTACAAGATTATTTGCTGTATCAGAAAACTGAATTATATCTCCTTGTTGTAATAAAGTACTGGCATCAGCACTAAAACTGGTTGACTCTACAAAATCACTTCCCTGAGATCCAAAAAATGTAAAGTCAGTTACAGATTTAATCTCTGATAATGACTTCTCATCTACGAGAACATCAGCTGAAAATGTGTTTGCATTTCCAGAACCATATTTACATCCAACTGATTTAACATTTTGTGGAGTATATGTTATAACTGTATCTCTGAATAAAACAGGAACAACAGCTGCAGCAGCTGATGGATTTGATGCTCCTGTAGGAATTTTTACACTAACTGCTGGCGGTTGAGAATATTCTGTTTGGACAGCAGCACGATTATTAATAAGAGCTTTATAAACTCTTCCATCTCCACTTAAAAATAGTTGAATTTTTGATGGATCAAATTCCAAACCATTAACAATAATGGTTGAACCAGGCGAATAACCAAGTCCTCTATTTTGAACTACAAAATGCGAAATGGTATTTTCTTTAGCAATCTTTACTGTAGCACCACTTTCATCTCTAATTGTTTCACCAGATAAAAATCTACCAGAGAGAGTTTTGACATACAATAAATTACTAACACTGTAAACTCCAGACGGAGACCCCTCTACAACGCCGTATGCGCCACTGTTTAGTCCATAGACGTATGTTCCCTCATTAAAAGATGTTAGACCTGTTGGAGCGGTTTCTAGAGTGATCTTTGTAAAAAATATAGGATCAAAATATGAAAAACCAAATGTAGCATTATAAGCAGATGATCCACCAGAAAGACGACCTTTAGATAAAATAATATCTGAGTCTGAATTAAATCCAGATCCTCTTTTTTGTAAATAAAAATTGCTTGGTTTAACAGTTCCAATTACAGGAGTTTGTGTTTGTCTATAATCAACAATAAATCCAAACTCATTAGCATCACTTTGTGCGGTGCTTTCAGATAAAAATAGTTTTCTCTTATATCCACTATCTCCATTATCATATTCAAGCATTAATAATTCTAACTCATCTTTATTTCCAAAAACTGTCAACTCTAAAAATTGAACTGAGACAGATGGATTGATGAGTGGTTTGTTTACAGTTGCATATGAAAGTGATTTTATTGTTCCAGTAGAAGTTGGAGATCCTACATCACTTCTGGATTTGATAAAATACAAAGTTCCAATAAGATTTTGGAATGTCCCATCAGTAATTGAACCAATTAAAGTTGTTGTATTTGTTACTTGAATTGTAATAGTTTTTATTCCGTCATTTGGACCAAAAAGTAGTCCTCTTCTATTTAAAGTTTGTCTGTGATCAGTAGTTAACTCTGTATTATTCAATCCAATAGATCCATCATTAAAAGTAGAATATAAAAATATATCTGGATAAGCAGTAAGATCAGATCCTTCTTTGTTTAATGGAACACTTCCGTATACATTTGTAAGATTAAAGGTTGGAAGTCCTTTAGTTTTGATCGTTACATTATCACTACTAAGACTTGCTCTTGCTTTATTAATTGCTTTATATTTTGTTTCTTTATTAACAATTTCGTATCCTTTTACATAAGCTTTTCCTGGAGCAATACTAGCTATTAGTTTTCTAGTAGCATCAGTTTTTGAAATTGTTCCACCTGTTTGAGATTCTACATCTGGATATGTACCGTCAGTATTTTCAGCAAAGATACCGCTATTGCCATCTTTTTGTGCATATTCTCTAATATCAATCGCAAAATTATCTACAACATAATCGCCGCTTTCATCAAAAGTTCTTCTAGCTAGAGTTTCTTCTAATAAATTATAATTTGTGGGAGATACTTTTTTCTGTACCACTCCTCTGGAAACTGTCAATAATTGAATGAAATTTTTATCTGTAATTGCGTCCAGAGCAAATTCTTTTAGGGTAAGAGAAATACGTAATCTATGGGCTCCTGGTGATGTATAGTTAGATGATCCTATAGAATTATCATATAAAGATGTATCCTCTTCTGGAGTTTCAATTTTTTCACTAATAACAAAACCAACTTTTGCAGAAGGTTTATCATAATATTCTTCAATAACTAGTAGTTGCTGATCATTACGAACAAAAAATCCATTCACAAAATAAATTCCCTCTTCTACTTTTACGGCAGAAGCATATCCCATTGCTGGACTTTGGAAATTTGTTTTTACTTTTGTATCTGGATCTGTAACATCAATACTAGTTGGTAAAACACTTCCATCAGTTCCTACTACTAGTAATGGTGTATTAACTCCATCGACAACTTCTAACGTTTCTCCTTGTCTAAAAGTCTCTTCAGTTTTTGCATTACCACTAGTTAAATAACTTACATATAAAGTATCAGCAGTTGTTTCAGTCGCTGTTTTTACTGATAGAATAGTTCCAATAACTCCAGAAGTCAATCCAATAACTTGCCTGGATATTAATTGCTCAATATCATATTTTTTGTAAACGATATCATTTCCATCATTTACAGCAACTTCAGATACAGAAGATAATTTGACATAATCTAATTTTACGTTGAGACCAACTTCTCCAGGTATAACCAATTCTCCTTGTTTGAAAGCATACTTACCAAAGCTTTCAATTTGATTTTGAAGAATAGATTGTAACTGAGTTAATTCCCTACCTTGAATAGAGTAACCAGGGCGAAACAGAATTTTATAAAAATTCTTATTTGCGTCGAAGTCTTCGTAGTAAGGACTTACATTAAGATTAATCTTCTGTGGCATTTTATTCCGCCAAATACAAACATCTAATCTTTAGTATTTAGCGGAGTAAAATATAAATCAGAACTCAATAACCAGTTTGATATCTTCAATTTGGTCAGGAGCACGAGTAATCAAACGACGATTTTCTACGTAAATAACTTCACCAGAATTATTTGCAACTTCTGGATTTGCTAATCCAGCAGCAAATGTTTTTCCTAAAAGTGATCCAGCATAGCTAGTAACCACAGTTCCAGAAGCATTAGATAGACCACCCGTAATAGCATTAGCACCATTACTCTCAAATGCTCTTACAACGCCGAGATGGGTATGAGTATCAGTCGTTTGAAGATACTTGAGAACTCCTGCAGTTGTAGAACCACTATCTAGTGTCCAGGAAACTACAGTACCATAGGCAATACCAGAAGATACTGTTTGTTGAATTGTTTCATCTGGGATGTAATCTGCTGTTGCTCCGCTAATCTTAATTGCTCTTAGACCAGATAGGGTATCAGCAGTAGAGAATGTGGTAGTACCATGGTTGTATGGATCCTTTAGAATACCAATTCTACGGAAGTCGTTATCAACTGGGAAGTCTCCTGAACCTTCTGAATACGTTAGACGAATATTTGTCATAACTCTCTTGGCATTTAGTTCAGATTCATGATCCTTACCATGACCACCTAGAGGGGGAAGAATAGCTTCCAGAGCTCCTTTCCATCCAGATGGAGTAGCAACAGCAGTTGTCAATCCTGAATTACTGAATAGGTTACCGTTACCTAGAAGGACATTTGCATAAGTATATCCAGATCCTCTTGCTTGAATAGAAGCAGAAGTAATAGCTCCAGAACCATTAGTAGCAAATTTGACAATACCACCAGCTCCAT